TGCCGTCTAGGTCTACATATCCGTTAGCGGCTAGATATTCGCCTCGGTGAGTGCTATCGGCGTAACCGATACGACCTTGAGCATCTTCGTAAATATAGCCAAGGCCTGAAGTAGCCAATCCACTAACTACCGCATAGACGTTATTTAAGACGTTGCTTTGTGAATCAAGCTCATAATCTCCGGGTTGGTCAATTGTGCCTAACCCACTATTTTCCGCATTAGCCCAAGTCACAGTCGGGTCGTAATCATTCCAAGTTGTAGCAGCTGGAACTTCGTCCCAAGTGTCAAACAAGACACCGCTAAGGATTGCGTAAATCTGGTCGCCGTCATAATCGCTGGCGATATTGCCCTCGAATATAGCTCTAGCCAATCGAGCCAAAGCGCCTACGGCTACGATATTGATTCGCTGACTTAGTGCCGTAGATCCTGAGGTTGCTACTTCAATATTAAGGTCGCTAATAAAGCCTCCGAATAGATAAACGTAATCGCCGTTAGAGTCTTTGACCTCGACTGTGAGTGGCATATTAATTTCATACGTTACGGACGATTTATTCGTTTCAAGTAATGAAAGGTTGCAATAGCCGGCTTGAGGTTGGGCATAGATGTCAGTTCGGCCGGAGGTTATTGTCATTCCAGCTAGGGTTGCGCTGGTTACTGTGTAGCCGTTTACCTTTACGCGATACTCAGGATTCCAAAGTGTCATAATCCAACTAGCTGGCTAGCTCCGCCGCCTTGTCGTCGTTCTACGCTGTTAAGAGCGTCTACTACTGCTCGGGTAAATCCTGTCTGATCTATTGCGCTAGGGGCATAAACATTAACGTTGATGCTTCGGGTTAGTTCGTCTCTAGCTGCTATTGCTTGGTCTAATCTTTGTTGCGCTACATAAGGGCTAATCTCGCCGGACTTTAATTGGCGGTTAGTTAGTTTAAGAGCGTTATCTAATTGCTCAAGAGCATCAATAATGGGGATACCGGCAAACTTAGAAGCTGCTGAACTGGTTGATTTGGTTGTGCCAGTTGAAGTTCCAACTCCACCACCTACGCCACCACTTGAGCCGCCAGTAATAGAACTGCCACCGCCGGAAGTTATAGCGTTAGAGGTTATTCCGCTTACCCGTTGCATACCCACTCCGCCGGCATTTGTAGCAAAAGAAGGTGTCTGAAGTAATGGGATATTAACGCCCGGAATCCTGTTGATGATTGAAATTAAGTCGTTAATTCCTTGGATAGCCTCGCGAATCATTGTCTTAATTGCGTCAATAACTCGACCAATAATTTGGATTAGTGAAGCGATTCTTAAACCAATTACTTCAATAGCCTTAACTAAAGTAAACTCGAATAATGGCACTAGGTAGTCTTTGGTAAATTGCCATAAGCTTTGGATTGCTTCTTTGTTATCCTCAAAAGCCTTTTTAATTGGCGCAAGCGCTCTATCTTTGGCTTCGATAAGAATCGGAATTAGGCGATTAGTAACATAATCAAAGAATGCTTTAATAGCCGGTAGTAGAGCTGCACCAACAGATTCTTTAGCCTCATCAAAGCCATTCTTTAATCTTTGGATTTGACCTTCTAAAGTGTTTGCTTGAGCCGTTGCAGATCCGCCAAAGGTATCCGCTAACTGCTTCATTGTGCCGTCTAGACCTAGCGTCTTTATTTCGGCAGCTGATAGGCCAATTCCTAAACGGCTAAGTGCGCCGGTGTTGCCTTCATAGGCTTTACCTAGTGCGTTAGATACTGCCTCAACTGATTTGCCGGTTGATGCGGAAATGTCTAGGGCTAACGCAAGACTTTCATTTGCTTTATCTAAGTCGCCAGTTGCAACCGCTAATCGTTGGAACGCTGGACGTAACTGTTCATCGGCTACACCAACAGCCAAAGACATTTGCCCAATTTGTTTTTCAACTGTTGCTATTTGTGCATTAGTAGCTCCAGTTACATTCTTAAGAGCATTGGCTAATCTGGTCTGTGCGGCTTCATCGGCAATAGCAGCCTTAACGCCATCAATAGCAAGTTTGCCAGCATAAGCAACAGCTGCGGCAGCAGCAGCGGCAAAAGCAGCAGCAGCCACTTTGCCAAACTTTTCCATCTTTCCACCGAAGCCCTCAACTTGGGACTCCGACTTCTTCATATCATCTACAAATTGCTTTGTCTCAGCAAGGATTTCAAGTTTTAACGTTCTGTAATCTCTTGCCATTAGTTAGCCCACTTCTTTACGATTGTGTCTGCAACTTCTTCCCATTGTTTAGTTAATTCAGGCTGAATCTTGCGAAGGGTTGGGTAGATAAAATATCCGCGAGATCCTCCACCGAATCTACCTGAGTAAGCTGGAAATTGCTTAAAACGATTAGATCCGAATTCAAGACCTGCCCAGAGTTGCTTCGTATTACCGCCACCCGATAAACGCTGAGACGCAAAGCCGATGTCAATTCTTCCGGTCTTTGATGACTTAGATACCTTTGCTCCGTCGGCAACTGCTCTAACTGCTCCAGCCGCTTTTGTGCGAGTGCCTGCAGCTTGGCGTATTTCTTTAATAGCAAAGTCCGCCATCTTTCCGGCAACTTCTTTGGCTTCACTTATCGCCTCATCTCCCATTAAGGAAAACGCTTTACCGAGTTGGCGAAGCTCGCGCTTGCTATAAGCGCTTAGACCCTGCTCCGCCATTTTGCTCCTTTAATACTTCAATTCCTGTTAGTAGGTCTTCCCAACTTTGCCACTCGCTCATCGGAATCCCGGTAGCAACCGCTAACTCAATTATGAGTCTGCTTATGCTTCCGGTTGGGTAGCTTTTGGGTCTTCAGGGTCTCCAATTATTAGTTCTTCGACTGTGAGTTCCCAAACGTCATAAGACTTAACCGGCTTACCGGCTGCGGCTCTGACGTAAGCTGAGTGAGCCAAGAATAGGAAATCCGTTTGTTGGTATTCGCTAATCTCGGTCATCTTGTAAATAGATTTCCCAGTTTTGCGTTCCCACTTAGCCCACTCTGGAAGGCCTGCGACGTAGGTTTCTACTTCGCCGTTATTGTATTTAATTGTTAGGTTTAATTTCATAGCTCCCGATTCCCCGATCTATTAACTAAATGATTCTGATGGTGTTCCAACGACTGTCATTGTCCAAGTGTCGGTGAGTGCTCCTGGAGCAGCTCCGCCAGCGCTTGGGAAGATTGGAAGAACGTTGAAAGTAAATACTGCGCCGGATACTGCTGTAAATGCGACGGCGAGTGTTGTGTTAGGTGCTGATTCTGCATCAGCCCACATAGCCTCGAACAAGGAAGAAGCTGCGCCCCAGTCCTGTAATAGTTCGATTGTGAAAGTCCATTGTTTGTCTACTGACTTATAAGCGCGGCCATCGAGAGTCTGATAGGTCTCGATAATCGTCTCACAAGACAGAGTCGCTGATGTCGCTTGAGCATCGTAGGAAGCCGAATCAAGCGTAAAGGTGACATCGCGACCGGTAATTACTGTCGTTGCCATTTGTTCTCCTAGTTTGTTTGCTCGTAGCGGACGCTCAAGCTTATATCGGAAACGAGTAAGTTTACTGCTCCGACTTGAGTAACCGACGGCTGTGAGACTGTCGATAACTCATACTTAGACGCTCCAAGAGCGCTAAGAATACTAATTACCAGTTTCTCTAAATTATCAAGTGAAGCTGGATTTGATAGGTAAGCAACTGCGGCGGTAACTGTGTAATTAAGTTTGACGCGGATAGATGCTTTACCAATTGCTTCTAATTCCATATAAGGTGAATCTGGAACTATTACGACGGCTGGAACTTGAGGTGATTCGGGAACGTGGTCGTAAACGTTAGCGCTAACTGATGCAAGAGCTGTCTTTATTGCGCCTCTAACGTCTCCTGAAATTGTGCTGGCTGGCATTAGCCCACCATTGTTTCAACATCTAAATAAGGCCCAAGGATTCCAGAGATACGATTAAAGAGGGAGCGACCTAACCGGAAAGGTGTAACGGCAAAGTCTACTCCCTCGATTTGTCCGCCTGCTGCGGTTCTGGATTGAAAGATTTCTGTAGAGGTGACAATAACTGCATTTTCGACGTTTGGATTCCCCACATAGGTAGATGCGCCAGAGAGCGTCGCAGTTCCGGCTGGGATAATATTTTTCTCAAGAATATCTGCGTTAGTGATAGCGGCTGTGAAGACATAAGGCTCGATTAAGTCGTTAGTGACTGTGACTGTTGCGTTGAATGGAGATCCGCAACCTGTGACGATGACAGATTGCCCCTCGCTGAATTCGTGAATAGTTGAGGTGTAAT